ATTGGCTCTGAAAAAAGGGGTAGGCAGAATAATATCATATGGCTTCTTGCCAAGGGATGGTGTGGTGGGTAAGACTATCTTATGGCGTGCTTTTGTGCGGCTACGCCGCCTAGATGGGCTGCAGATTGCAGGGGCGAACATGTTCGTAAGTTATATGCTGTCGATGTTTGCTTAAGTTGTCCGGGGGAACCGGTTTGGTACGTCATGCACAAAAACAACCCCCGGACACCTAAAAGAGATGATTAAGAATGGCTACAAAAAAGACAAGCATGTTTACCCTAACCGAACGAGTGACGATCAGCGCTGCTGGCACTGATACGTTTGCAACGATTGACCTTGGCAGTTACGTCGATGTTGGTGATCGCCAAGCACTTCAAATTCATTCAGTGGATTACATCTTCCAAGGAACCGCTGCTTCAACTACTATGGTCGCAGCAATGGGTGGATCAGGTGCAATTAAAGCACAACTAACTGACCTCAATCGTGGTGGTCTTGTCTTTGCAAATGACCGTGCTTTGATTTCTTCTGGTGCATTAAACTACGACATTGACGGTTTCCTAAGCCGTGATGTTGACTTGTACCCAGACAACTTTGGAAAGGGCAGCGATGATGGACGTTACGTTGTCAACGATCAACTCTACGTTACTTGCCGATCCTCAGCAGTTGCAGGCGGTCAAGCAATCAATGTCACTGTTCGTGTTAATGCTTCCATTGTCACCCTCGGTGCAAAGGACTTCATGGCCATCGCAATCCAGTCAACAGCCGCCGACAACTGAGGTGGTTCTCTTGGTAAAAGTCGAAGGAACCCTTGAAGAACTCAAGGCTCTGTTTGTTGAAAGTGCAAAACAAGAAGCACGTGCAACAGCAAAGAAAGCAGGCAAGGCCACAGTCAAGAAGGCTGTCAAGACTGTCAAGCGAGCACCATCTGCGTATAACAAATACATGAAGAAGGAACTTGCACGTCTGAAGAAGGCTCATCCGCGTATGACTCATCAAGCACGTTTCAAGAAAGCAGCTAAGAGTTGGAAGCGATCTAAGAAGGGGGCAAAGAAGTGAAGACCCTAACCAAAGAACATGGTTTTCTTTCTGTCAACCGAACTGGAGCAGATTGGGCAATTGACCCTTCTCTAAGCAATGGTTGGGAAGCAGTAGGTAGCACATTCGTGTCATCGACTTACTTTGATCTAGCAGGAATGTCAATGGAAGAAAAGACGTTGTTTTTTCAAGCTGCGGGAACTCAAGAACTCCTAAACCCACAACTATTCAACGTCGGTGTTGGAGATGGAGTTGTTGTTCTGGACATTATGACAAGTTCACCGATGACCCCAACTGAAGTTGTTTTGTTTCTTCTAAAAGCTAACTTTTCGGGATCGTCATCGAACATAGGTTTCGATGAAACTATTTTTGCACGTGTTCAAGCATTTTCTATCCACGTCGATACTGGAACTTATGCCGGTGGAACTTTGAACAGCGACAATCAACTTGGTTCCATGAAACCAACCGCCAGTGATCGAGTGTATTCTTACAGGGCTTTGATTCCGGGAACTCCTATGACTGCTGACCGAATAGACCTCAGCGGATGTCGTCACATTCTACAAGCCAACGCAAAGGAAGAATCAGACCATGAATACATGATGCGACTCATGCGCTCGTATCAACTGCAACAAGAACCGGACGTTGATTGAACATGGGTTTAATTGATCTGTACCGCGGTATTGAAGGCCACCCACTTCTACGTTCAATTGAATTGGGCGCAGAGGTTGGTCGCGTTGTTGGTCAATTTGCCGGTGAACAAACGGCTGAACGCATCGAAAGAAAAGGTGCAGCATCCGGTCCAGTCTTTACCAAGGAGATGTTTGAGTTTGAAATCTCTGCGATCCGAATGGGCGCACAAATCTAATTGAGGAATTAAAATGTCTGAAGAAACACCAATTGAAGAAACAAAAGCACCAAGCAAGACCGAACGATTCGCACAGTGGCTTATGACACGTGAAGAGCGACGTGCAGAGAAAGAGTCCAACCTTGAGAGTCTTATCCGACTAAACGTTCTGGTATCTTTTCTCACTCTCGGTTTGGTCGGTGGCTTCGAAACTGTTCAACTTGCTATCTCAATGATCCCTTATTTGGGTTGAAGATGCTTGGTCATCATATCAGGACCACGATAACACTTCGAGATCGGCGGTGCATTCTTGCACAATTGCTTTGACGATCCGCACACGCCACAGTTCCAGCGCACAAATGTGCCATACAACTTGTCTACAGTGTGCACGACATCCCAGTAGACTCCGCACTGACAAGAGATGCCAACGGTGTGACGTCCCCAGTCATCTGAAGGAATGGGTGTCAATTGTTTCCCACAGTCGCACTTCATTCAGAATCCTCCTCCAAGTGACGTTCAAAATCCGCACGTGCATTGTCTCTTGCATTAGCCAACTCCTTCAGAACCTCAACGAAGTCTCGTTGCTCTGCAAGGACGCCTCCAAACATCAACGACCATGCAACACGCAGACCTTCCCAGTACCCTTCATCGTAAATCATCTCTTCATTGTACCCGTGAGTCATTGTTCCACCGCCTTCTTGAGAGCTACAAGTGCTCGACGATCTCGAATGATACGAGCACAACCCTCCTTGCCCATGGTAGATACAGCTGCATCAACAATCTGCGACATCTTGTAACCTTCTTTCTTCATGTCTTGCAGGATTTTATCCGTCTCATCGCTCACCGTTATGCTGTATTGGTTCCCCATAACACGCCCAAGTAGTCACCAATAATAATGTTATTGCTAATTGGCTCTGAAAAAAGGGGTAGGCAGAATAATATCATATGGCTTCTTGCCAAGGGATGGTGTGGTGGGTAAGACTATCTTATGGCGTGCTTTTGTGCGGCTACGCCGCCTAGATGGGCTGCAGATT